GTGCTCAATCACTTGAACCAGTAACGGATAATGCATATGATCTTGGAGCATCTGATAAGCGTTGGGCGAACATCTACTCCGCTGACGTTCAACTATCTAATGAAGGATCTTCAAATGATGTTGATGGCACTTGGGGTAAATACACCATTCAGGAAGGTGAGAATGATCTCTTCCTAATTAATAGAAGGACAGGTAAAAAATATAAGTTTATGCTTGAAGAGGTGGAGTGATATGACCATTTACGTCGGATCTGCTGTATCTACTTTTTTATCTGCAGATAATGCATCTTATGGTGTTGGTGTAGGTATTGCAACCACTACAACAACAGGTAGAGATGCTGGCATCGGAACTGCCAATGGATCTTTAGTATTTAATTCAACAACTAAACAAATAGAAGTATTTTATGATGGAGAATGGACAGGAGGACTAACTAGATCATTTAGAGCCACTGGTGGAACAGAAGATGTTGCAACAAGACCTGGATGGAAAGTTCATACTTTTACAGGATCTGGTGCATTTCAGGTTTTTAATGCATCAATACCTGGTGCTCAATATCTAATCATTGGCGGCGGTGGCGGTGGAATGCTCGGCGGTGGTGGTGCTGGTGCTGTCATCTATAAAACGGGAGTAACATTACCTGTAGGAACCTATCCAGTTACAATTGGTGGTGGTGGTCCTTCTTCTTATTTTTCTGGTCCTGGAGCTGGAGTAGATTCAACTTTTAATAGTTTAACTGCTGATGGCGGCGGTGCTGGTGGATATCCAGGTAGCAACCCTCCTGGAACAGGTGCTGTATTAGCAGGTGGTTCTGGTGGTGGATCATACAACACCCCTCCATTTGCAGGTGGTCCAGCAACTGGAGCTCCTGGTGGATCAAATAATACTGCTTCTCCCGATTCTGGATGGGGAAATCCTGGTGGAGTAGGAAGTCCTCAAGGAGGAACAAATAATAGCGGCGGCGGCGGTGGTGCTGGCAGTGCAGGAGGTGCAGCAACCCCAACACCAACCACATTTTTTGGAAGTGCAAAGCCAGCACCACACGGAGTAGGTGGTAATGGTGGTAATGGATTGTCTTTTGGTATTACTGGAGTTGATTTGTATTATGCTGGCGGTGGTGGAGGATGTGCATTCTTCCAACCAAATCCCCCTTCTCATCCGTCTGAACTTTCACCATTTTCGGGTGGAACTGGTGGATTAGGTGGTGGTGGTTCAAAGCGCCCAGGAAATGCGAGTGATCAAAGGGGTAGAGTAAATAGTGGATCTGGTGGTGGTTCTGATTCTGCTCAAGGTACGGGTGGATCTGGTATTGTTATAATCGCATATCCAACATCATAAATATCTAAAAAAATGCCAATATTCGTAGGTTCTGCATCTTCCACAATTATTTCTCAATATGCTGTTGGTGTTGGTAGCACAACCACAGCAGGTAGGGATGCTGGTATTGGAACTGCAAATGGTGAAGTAATATTTAATACATCTACATCTGAGTTACAAGTATTTTATGATGGAGTGTGGAAAGGTGGATTAAAAGGACCACTCAAGGGCACTGGTGGAACTTTAGATAGTTCATCAAGACCTGGATTTAACATTCATACATTTACTGGTAGTGGATCTTTAGAAATTACTTCAGGATCTGGTACTGGAGAATACCTTGTGGTTGCAGGTGGCGGTGGAGGAGGAGGTTATGGTGGTGATAGTGTCGCAGGATCTGGGGGTGGCGCAGGTGGATATAGAACTAGTTCATCTTTCTCACTAGCACCTGGAATTTATACTATCGAAGTTGGGAGTGGAGGAGGAGGAAGTGCTGATGGACAACCATCATACATCACAAATCCAGGAATTTCTTCTATCACTTCTACTGGCGGTGGTGGCGGGCAACTAGCTGCTGGCAGACCAGGAGGATCTGGATCTGGAGCTGGTGCTGCCCAGAATTCTGGGACTCCAGTAACAGCAGGAAGTGGAAATACTCCACCAACATCACCATCACAAGGAAATAATGGAGGAACAGGAGGAGGAAATCTTGGTGTCACAGTTACTGTTTCTGGTGGTGGTGGAGGCGCTGGTGGAGTAGGTGGAAACGGAACTCCACCAAACAATGCAGGAACTCCAGGACCAGGATCACCAAATTCAATTACAGGATCCCCAGTAACTTATGCTGCTGGAGGAGCAGGTAATTTTGGTCCTTCATCTTCATCTGGATCTGCTGGAACAGCAAATAGAGGTAATGGTGGAGGTGGTGCTGGTGGTGCTGGTGGCGCTCAACCTGGTGCTGGTGGTTCTGGTATCGTCATCATTGCTTATCCAACCGCATAAATATCTAAAAAATGTCGTAAAATGCCAATATTTGTAGGTGCTGCCTCTTCTTTGGTTATAAGAGGAAACTCAGTTGGAGTCGGAACAACAACAACTGCAGGAAGAAATGCGGGTGTTGGAACTCCTTTTGGGATGACAATTTATAATGTAGATACTGAACAACTGGAAGTTTATGATAATGGTGATTGGACTGGTGGATTATCCGTTCCAATAGACGCTACTGGCGGATCTAAAAACACTTCATCCAGAACTGGGTTTAATGTTCATACCTTTACCTCTAGTGGATCTATTGTTATAGATCAAGGTGTTGGATATGTTGAATATGTTGTTGTCGCTGGAGGCGGCGGTGGTGGTCAGGCTGGAACAGGAAATGGAGGTGGTGGAGGAGGTGGATTTAGAAACGGAAGTTTCTATGTGACACCTGGAACCTATCCCGTGACAATTGGTAGTGGAGGTGGTGCTGCTGGTGGAAAAGGTGCTGCTTCTTCTTTTGGTCCACCATCAACTCCCGAAAGAATAGAATCTGAAGGTGGAGGGGGTGGATCATCACCAGGAGATCCTGCCGATGATGGTGGATCTGGTGGTGGTGGAAAGGGCACAAATGGAGTCGCAGGTAGGGGAAATGCTGCAAACAGATCTATACCAGAAGGTTTTCCTGGAGGAAGAGGTGGTACATATCCATCACCATCAACTTTTGAAATAGGTGGCGGTGGCGGCGGTGCTGGTGGTGCTGGTGGTATTGGACAAGCTACTCCAGGAGCAGCAGGTGCTGGCGGTCCAGGAAGATCAACATCAATTACAGGTTCTCCACAAACATTTGGTGGTGGAGGTGGTGGAGGAACTTATCAATCTTCAGGAACTGGTGCTGGATCTGGCGGACCTGGAGGTGGTGGTCCTGGAGGTAGTGGTGGACCAGGAAGAACAGTACCACAAATGGCAGGAACACCAGGAACTGTCAATACTGGTGGTGGAGGTGGAGGTGCTGGATCTTGGGCACAGATAGGTCCTGGTGGAGAAGGCGGTTCTGGTATTATTATCATTGCTTATCCAACCTCATAAATATTTTTGCATATAACTTATTTGACCAAATGACATACAGAAAGTTTAAGGGTATTGAATACCCAGTTCCTGGTGTAGACACTGCTATTAAAACTCTTCGTCCAGGTGCTCGTTGGGACTTATCAAATACCACCTTTGTTGGGTGGGAAGATGATGAAGGTAGAGAACCACCAACTTGGGAAGAGATTCAAGAGGAAATCAAAAGAGAAGTAGACATTTACAACTACTATCTCTATGAAAGAAATCGTGAGAAAGAGTATCCACACGTTAAAGAACAATTGGATATGCTTTATCATGATTTAAAAGAAGGTAACCTAAATAATGGAAGTTGGATTGCTGCTATTGAAGCAGTGAAAGAGAATAACCCCAAACCAGAAGGACCCGAACCACAATTATAAACATGGCACACTACGCAAAACTAGGACTAGATAATATCGTAACAGCAGTTGTTGTTGTTGATAATATTAACTGCATGACTCCTGGTGGTATTGAAAGCGAAGAAATTGGGATCGCTTTTCTTACCAAAAATCATGGGCATGATCTTTGGAGAAAGTGTTCTTACAATACTCGTGAAGGTGTTTATTATGATCCCGAAACTAATGAACCAGCTGCAGATCAATCAAAAGCATTCCGCGCAAATTATGCAGGTACGGGGATGTATTACAACTCCGAACATGATATTTTCCATGCTGCAAGACCAGTAGATAAAAATCAAGTTTCTTGTGCTTCTTGGACTTTGAATACTACAACTGGTGTATGGGAACCTCCTATCACACGACCAGAGATTACTATGGAACAAAGAGGTGATGGATTGACATATCGTTGGGATGAAGCTGCATATCAAGCAGATAACACTGAGGGTTGGGTATTAGAGAATTGGTGATTTCTGCACCACAGCGAGAAATTGATAAATAACTAAAAAAGTAGTGGCATAATGACTCGCGCAAGAGATTTATCACGATTTACTAATCCAAGTGCAGTATCTGTAGAAGCAGGGACTTTTAACGTTGGTATTGGAAGTACCTCACCTGATGTAAAACTTGATGTTATTGGCAGTATTGAAGCATCTGGTATTTCTACCTTCCAGAATAATTTATTTGTTGGTGCAGGCATCACAATGCTTGCATCAAGTGGTATTGTCAGTGCTGTTAGTTTTTATGGTGATTTCTATGGTAATGGTGAGAATCTAACTGGTGTTGCATCAACTGACAATATAATTACAGACACTCTCGCTCAGTTTAATGGTGCTGTTGGAATTGCAGATTCTATCTTCCATATTGGAGATGATAACACCGCAATCAGATTCCCCTTCAATGATGGTTTCACCATAGAGACTAATGGTAGTGAGAGAGTTCGTGTCCATACAAGCGGTAAAGTTGGAATCAATACAGATGATTTTTCCAGAGATTATATACTTACTATTGCAGAAAGTTCATCAGCAGGAACTCAAGCGGGTATTGTTATAAATGATACTGATGGTAAAGAATTTGCGATTCGCAGCTCTTCAAATAGCCTTGCATTCCGTGATTCAACATCTGGAAATGATAGATTATCAATAGATACTAATGGAGATGTAAGTACAACAGAAGATTTACAGATAGGAACTACATCTTCGCATACAAAAGAACTTAGATTTGCAGACTCTACAAGAGTTGATGCTTCATCTATATTAGTAGATAATAGTGATAGTTCAAACCTCAAAATTACAAATGATCGTAGTGGTGCAGCAATTGTTTTTGCAACTGATTCTGCAGAGAGAGCTCGTATAGTCGCTGCTGGTGGATTTTACATTGGCACCAATACTTCATCTAATGATAACATTGGAGGAACTGGTTATGATAACATAGTTCAAATTAATGGTAGCAATCAAGGTGAAGGATTAAAGGTTGGAAACTATAATAACCCATCAAGAATTGATATTGTTCGTAATTATCCTGAAGCAGACGTTACGAATGGAGATGAACTTGGATTCCTTTCTTTCGGTGCTGGATATCAAACCACTGTTCAACGTGCTGAAATATCATGTCATGCTGAAACAACTGGAAATCGTGGAGGTCAATTACGAATTGGAACTGCTGATAATGGTTCTGCTAATATAACTGAAAGACTTCGTGTTGGTGCTGGTGGAAGTATAGCATTTAACCCAGTTAATACCGCTATCAATAATATTAAAGAGTATGGATTTGCGCAAGGTCGGACTCCAGCAAGTGGTGGTGCGAATTCAAACAGCACAACACTTTCCGATCAAAAGTGCAGCACGTTATTATTTGGTTCCTTACAAAATACCAATAGTGAGGGAGCTCATTCTATTCTCTTACTTTATGATAGTGGTGGTGCTGCAGTCACTCCAGGTGACATGATTAAAGCATACAGAAGCACCTCTCTCCGATTCATAGTAAGAAATGATGGTGATTGTGAAAATGTTAACAACTCTTATACTGGCATTTCTGATCAAAGATTAAAGCAAGATATTACGGATGCTGGTTCTGCTTGGGATGATATTAAATCTATCAGAGTTCGTAAATTTAGATTCATTGAAGAGGTTGAGCGTCATACAGAGCACCCTCATCTTGGAGAAGCTCCATACTTGCTCGGTGTTGTTGCTCAAGAAATAGAAACAATATCTCCAGGTCTCATTAGGCAAAATAAATTAGATGATGGATCTCCTGATCCAGATGCTATGAAATCTGTCAAGTATTCTATTCTTTATATGAAAGCAGTTAAAGCACTTCAAGAGGCACAAACAAGAATTGAAACTTTAGAAACAACAGTTACCACACTATCAGATAGAATTACTGCTTTAGAGCCTTAATAATGTAATCTGTGTTTAAACCAACCAGTAGCGATATACTTTGTTTCAGTTGGTGATGGAATCCCTCTGTGCGTATGTGTCCAATCAGAGGGCCAAATAACCATTTTTCCCGCTTTTGGTTTTACTTTTATCTTTTGAAAAAGAAATTCAGTTTCTCCAGCATCTTCAACATCATTCAAATACATCATCCAAACTAAATGCCTTGATATACTCGTAGGATCTAGAGAAACTCTTTCAAAATGCCAATCACCATAAGCATCATCTGGTGGGCAATATTTCTGTATCTTTGTGACATCAGAGATTACACCAGGAGCACTTGCAAACTTATGGTATTTGTCCGTATATTCTTCATACAAAACTGGAAGGAGTTCTCTAGTTAAAAAATTTACATACTCATTCGTTGTTGCAGTTATGAACATCTCATAACAATTTTTATGCTCGGTATCAGTCCTTTGTCTCGGAATTTCTTTACTATTCTCAAAACAATTGATAATTCCTTGACAAAAATCTTTTGCTGGATCTAATTGCCAAACACCAATGAAAGAGTCATATGGAGTTTCATCTGTTGGTGATAGTTCTAATTCTAATTCTAAATCCATCATGATTTTATACAGTATATTAATTATAACACAATCAAAGGGGGGACGCCTAAAGCGTCCCTTTTTTATGACCACCACTGAGAAACTCATCTTCATCGCATCATTCCTTTGGATGCTACAATGGGGAACACGAGTCACTGCCGTTGCAATCAATGCTTTATCTTGAAACTTCTGGATACAACTATTCCAAACGCAGATGTACCAACATCGTAGAATGGTTCGTTGAAAAGTATCTGCCACGACACAAACTTGAGATTGCCGTGCATCATCGTGGACTAGCACGAGAGGGTGTTTATGGGTGGGTATCTGTCACTGATTGTGATTGGAGACCCCGTGCATTTGAGATTGAACTCCATAACAAAATGGATGAGAAACTCTACACTCAGACACTCCTACACGAACTCTGGCACGTTTATCAACACGTCAAGGGTAATCTTAAGGATAAGCACGGCAAACGCCTTTGGAAGGGCATAGACCATACGGAGACGGACTATTCTGACCAGCCTTGGGAAGTTGAAGCAAGATCACTTGAAACTCTTCTCTATCACAAATATCACGGAAAGATTAAGACCTTTCCCAACCGCTTGACACAATCCTGAAAACTCTGTAAAATAACTCTGTGGAGGTTAATCAAACTATGGCTATCAAAGCTCTTAAAACTGAATTTATTTGTGTAAAACCGAAGAGTAAAAAAGCAAAGAATCGTTTTGCTAATCTGATGGATAATCTTCACTCATGTCGTGTAGAGAATCGTCAAGAAGGAAAAGTATTTCTTGCTTCTATTTCAGGACGTTACTTCTTTTGGATGAATGAGGAAACAGACGATCACTGGGAAGTGATTAAATAGTACAACTAGATGGTGACTAACCATGAAAGACCAGAATCCAGTACCTGATGGAGAATCTAAACAAGTTAAATGGAATAGAGGTTTAGATTTGTTCATGGAATCTGTCCTTAAACCAGATCATGAGTTGAGACAATGTGCTCATAATCAAAAATGCTACACTGAACTTTTGGATGTTCGTGAAAACGTATTAGATTACTTAAAATCTCTTCGTTGGTACTAATCATTTTTGTATAACTTGAAAGATGATGAAAGTAATTGACAACTTTTTGTCAAAAGAGTTATTTGATGCCCTGAAAGAAGCAGTTGAGGGACCTTCTCAAGCATGGTATCCATATGAAAAAATAGATCATGAAGTCGTTAATCTTGATGACAAAGATCCTAGAAAATTGTATGGATTTAGTTGTGATGTGGTAAAATATAAACCACCTTTCATGTATGAGAGAATGCCTTGCACTGCATTAGTGTATGCATTTCATCAAAAGATCAAAGATGAGTATGGTTTCAAGAAAACAATTCGTTGTAGATTAGATAGAACAACCTATCGTGGAGAAGATATAACTATATTCGGTCCACATATTGATCTTGAGGGTGATGACACTACCACAGTATTTCATCTAACTACATGCAATGCGCCTACAATTATCTACAATGAGAAATCAAAAGGTGTTCTTCAGTATGTTGAAAGTATTGATGATTCAATTAAGTTTGTCCCAGAGATGGAACTTACAATAAAAGAAAAAGTTGATGCTATTGAGAATAGATTGATTATGTTCAGTGGTGATACTGTCCACACGGGAACATGTGCGACTGATGTATCACATAGAATAGTCATCAATTCTAATTTCGTAACATCTGAAGAGTTTTCTAATCGTTATGAGACAATCTAATGTACACAATTAAATTATTAGCTCCTCTTGCACTTATGACGTGTGCAAATGACATAACAACCAAGAATCCTGTTCTTTGTGACCTAAATCCACCACAAGCAGTGCCAGT